GATGTAGCAGCAAAATATGCATATACTGCATACTTTCCGCCAGCTGAAATACATTGTTGCAAATTCTCCATGTACTTCAAATCTTGGTGAGCTGAGCCATGTTGAACTCTGATAATGCTTAAAGTAACATCATCAGCAATTACCTTATTCCAATCAATTACACCTTGCCACTCTGAAACATCAATAATTTTTCCAATATGTTGTGGCTTAGGTATATCTGGAGTTGTTGGAGTATTGTTGTTGAGTTTATTGTCAATGTACTCTTTTAATTTATCTTCTAGTTCATTTTGAACGCTAGGTAATACTACTCCTTTTTGCACTTTAACAATTTGATTTCTCAATGTTTCGCCTAACTTCTTATTTCTCTCAAATGCTTTTTGATTTCTAACTTGCCACTCAACTGGATCAAATCTCTTATTACCAAACGTAACAGTATCTGCCTGCTTATTTTGTGGATACCAAGTATATGAGTTAATTCTTACTTCAACATCAATTCCAAATCTATCTCTTAACCAACCATAATTTCCTATCTTAATATCATTATTGAATTTAACTGAATTATGTTTGAAGTTAGCATAATCTAAAGTGTATTCAATATCTGGGTAATCATGGATGCTTGCTTTTAGTTTGTTAATTAAAGTATTCTCATCAGTGATATTATCATCAGTAATTGGTTCGGCTTCTACTTTTGGCCAATGTGCTTTTTCAACCAATGGAGACACATATTCAGAGTGTATCTCATACTCAGTAGGTTTATCTTCTTCAACTGTTTCAGTTGGTTGGTCAACACTACTTTCAGAGTTATTATTAGCTATACCATTTCTGATAATTTCTTGTGGATTAAGCCACGTTCCATCATTGGTAAATGATTTTCCTACAGCAGTATTAAAATCGACTTTAGTAATCCCTATGTGGAGATGGTCTGTATTACGATAACCAATTATATCTCCTGTTTTTACCACATCACCAACGTTTACTCTTATGTTAGACATATTAGAAAAAGCTTCTTGGTAAACTATGTTGTATCCATCATCTGAATGTATAACAACATAATTCCCTAAACCACCCATATAGGACTTGATAATAACTTTCCCACCATGCACTGCATGGACTTCACTTCCTGGGTGATCTACTGAGCCAAAATCTAAACCGTCATGAAATGAATTAGGTCTAAAACCACCATCATAGCCAAATCTTTGAGCTTGCATAAAAGGTCCTTCACCTACTGATGGAAATGGCCAACCCCAAGAACCACCTGAACTAGAACCACTACTTGTTTCATCTGATGTTTCTTGAACTATTGGCTTAGCTTGACCTTTGATATACGTTGTTATTGTTGAATAATCTTCGTTATAACTTATCTTTGAAACATTAGTATTGTCTATAAACAAAAAAGACTCTTTTGTTCCTAATTTCTTTTGAATATGAATAGTATAGTTATCAAAATAAAATTCAAAACCAAAATCACTTGCTAAATTCTGCATCAGCAAATCATCAGCATAGCCACCACCAAAGCCTTCAGAAAAAGCGTAATTATCAAAATTATCATGTAGTATATACTTAACTTGCGTATCCTTAACTAACAAATCTAAACATGATTTTAAAGATTGAGTATTCTCTAATCTCTCATCTACATATTTGTTATGTAAGTCTTTAGCAATATGAATTGCCGTTACTGAATACTGTTTAACCTTCCCTAGAGATACTGGATTATTAGTAACTATTCTATATCTCTGCTTATTTTCTGGTACTTCAATAATTGTAAAAGGTATCATCATTTGAGCTGCAACTTCATTTTCTGGAGTTTCGACAAATGTAAAAGATAATGTTGGATATTGTCCTAATGTATCTGTAATTTGTACATTATCAGCTTTGAAAGCTGTCTGATCTCCATTGATATTTTGAACGAATAACATTTTCTACACTCCTTAATAATAAAATCTAGTATCAAATTTTATGTTGAAATCTGAACTTCCTTCAATTCTCAAATGATTTTTACCAACCACAAAATCTAGGTAAGCATGATTACATCTGCCATAAGCTTGTGAGCCATTAATAATAGGAACAAGTCCTACAATCTCTAAAGTATCACTTTTACTCAAATTTCCACTTATAGAATAACTTTGATTAGTTGTAGTATTGGTTATCTTTAAATTGTTTGCATTTCCTTTAAAAATAATTCTGACTGGTCTTTCATCAGCTTTTAAAGGAATGATACCCAAATTTATAAAATCAAATTCAGTTTGATTGTTAAACTCATACTCTAACTTTTTCTTGCTAGGTATCTCTAGTCCAAAACCCCACAATCCACTTGTAGCATTCATAGGAGTTAATGTAGTTGCTACAGTCTCAGCATATGATTCAACACATTCTAAATTAATCTGTACATCTGACGCTCTCCAAAATGAATTATTTTGTGCAGGAGTAAAAGTATCAGCAACAACTTTCCATCTTAGAAATGGCATTCGCATTGTTTGAACATAAAACTCTTCATTTGAACTCAAAATCCTTCTTAATTTTAATTTCTGCAACTCAAAATCATTGGTATCGTTAGCGGTAATATCCAAAACTAATGAGATTGTAGTTTGTTGAACTACCTTATCTACTAATAAATTATGATAAGTACTCATTGACTGGAATGTGTACTGGAAATTAGGATATGGAACATCAAATTTCTTAACATGAAAACCTAACTCATTTAAATCATAGGTTGTTCCATCAAGTTTAGTTATCACAACTGTACTTGTCATTAAATAGCACCTCCATATCCATTAACAATAATTCTTCTAGCTCTAATTGCTTCTAACTTAGAGTAAGTAGCATTAGCAATTGTATTTGAATCCATTACAACATCTATTTTCAAATCTCCACTTAAATCCAGTTTACTTTCTCTGCTGATGTGGTTATTTGAAACATTACTAATATTGGTAGATGGAGCAATCATTGAGCCATCATATCTACCAGCTTGAATAATACGATTTAATTTAGCACTCATACCATTAGGATTTTTAGCTGCTCTAGCTTTAATAGCTTCTATAATGTGGTTATCAGCAGTACTTCTTGCCGGATTAATAGCAATTTCTGGTTCTCCATCAACTTCACCAAAAATAGATGGTCTATCAGCCCAACCGCCGTTAGCGTATCTTCTGCCACCTGATGGACCCCAACCACCTAAAGTAAGATCACTTCTCCAAGTCGTATCATTAAACATTGCTAGAAGTTGGTCAAACGGTTTCCAAATATCATGATGTCCTGGCATTGCATAATGTAAGAAAGTGCCATCTATAAATTGAAGAATACCTTTTGAAGGATGACCTGCTTGAGCATTGCTATCCCAAAGATTAATTGCTTTGGCATTTCCCCCAGATTCATGTTGGATAACATTTAAGATGTGAGCAATATCTCCAGCACTAACACTTACATGCATTTTAGATGCAGCCCTTTTAGCTAAAGATTCACTAATAGGACCATCTCCGCCAATTTCATCCAACTTATCTTTTAATTTTGTAAGTAAGTTCTTGAACCAAGTTTCTCCCCAATGTGGAATTTTCTTAGCTCCTGACTCTCCAAAATCGTGCCAAAATGATTTAGCGGTATTAGTTCCAGCTGAGTATATTTTTAATAAAGTTCCTAATGGATCACTTAGCGCATCTGTAATAGCATCTATCTTATCGTCAATCATATCTTCTAATTTACTGATTTTTGAAGATGCATAATTCCAAGCTTTGCCAAACCAATTACCAAAGCCACCTTCAAATCTAGGTATACCAAACATTTCAGCTGTTTCTTTAGCCGGCATAACTGCATCACCAGGATGTAACATAGTTAATACATTACGTCCTTCTGGTATTTCAACTTTGCCATTTTGTCTAAAGATTGCTTCTCTATGTAGTGGTCCTTCTTGGTCATTTACCATTGCTAACATTGGTCTAGCTACTGGACTAGAACTACCTTGTTTGAACTTAGGTATTGAAATCTTAGCCCCAAAGAAACCAGCTACTTTTTCTAAACCATTAGCACCTGTATTCCAAAAATCACCAATAGCTTTTACACCTTTTTGGACAATACCTTTGATTGTGTCCCAAATATCAGATACTTTTTGTTTGATTCCGTCCCAAATACTATCCCACTTAGACTTAATTGTATCTAAAGCTCCTGAAACAGTATCTTTAATATCATCAAACTTACTCTTAATAGCTTTCCAAACTCCACTTAAAATATCTGAAATCTTGTCTAAAATGCTATCCCAGATATGCTTAGTTATCTTAAAGATATCATCAAAAGTATCTTTAACAGTATCAAAAATCTTTCCAAAAATTTTGCTTAGTGGTTTCCAGATAGCTTCAACAATACTAATTATGATACTTTTAACGCCATTCCAAGTTTTACTGGTTATTTGTGTCAATCCATTCCAAGCTTTACTTACAACTTTTACAATGACATTTATTCCCTTAGATACAACTTTGCTCAAACTATTCCAGACTTTAGAGACTATTTTAGCTATCCCATTCCATACCTTACTTGTAGTTTTAGCAATAGGATTCCAAGCTTTTTCAATATTTTTTTTGAGACTGTTGACTACTTTCATGACTGGCTTTTCTATTTTTTGCCAGACTTTTATAATTGCAGCAGTTAATAAAACAAATGGAGCAAGTGCTATAGTACCTATGATTTTGGCTTCTCGCTTGATTTCTTTTCCCAAAGAATCAAATACTTTTACAACAGGTTTCTTAATTTTGTTGAAAATTTTACTTACTCCACCAATAGCTTTTCCAAAACCACTAGCTATCTCTTTGCCAATATCAGCTACTTTCTTGGCTACGCCTGTTTTTAGCTCATCAAATACCTTACCTGTATCTTTCTTGATTTTGGCAAAGTTCTTACCAATTGAGCCGCCGCCTTTAGCGCCAAGCATTCCACCAACAGTAGAACCAACAAAACTACCAACACCAGCGCCTACAGCAGTCCCAGCACCAGGAACAATAGAACCAATCGCTCCACCAATCCAAGCTCCAGCAACACCACCGGCAGCAGTCCCACCAGTAGCTCCTACAGCTCTACCAATTTTTTCGTTCTTATTATTTTTGTTGATACCGATTAATTCAGTACCACCAGCGATTAAAGAACCAACTACTGGAATTCTAGATGCTGTTCTTGTAATGATACCTTTCTCTGCTGCTCTTACTGCTGTTCGTTGACCTACTTGTGCTGCAGTTCTGGCACCATTGGCTATTGTCCTTGGCCCAACTTTCTCAACAGTAGATTTAGCAACTGCCTCAGCTACTTCTTGACCACCACGCTGAATACCAAATAATTTATCAGCACCTACACCAATTAATCTACCTACCTTACTTGCACCAGTAGCTTTTACTCCACCTTCTGCAACTTCTTCAGCAGTAGTAGCCAATTTACCACCTTTAGCACCTACTCCTATACCTTTAGCAAGTCCACTTAATCCACCTAGTCCTATAATATCTTTTAAAATTTTATAGTAACTGGTTAAAGCAGCAACCATATCCCATGCTTTTTTGGCAACAAATAGTCCTAACATGACCTTAATAAATGTTTTTAAGTCTTCCTTATGGTCAATGATGGTTTCTAAAATATCATTTATTTCGTCTAAAACATCACTAGCACTATCACCTTTATCGTGTGTAACACCTAAAGCATCAGCAATCATATTAAGAATACCTTTAAAAGTATCCCACACAGCAGAACCAATAATCGAGGCTATGCTACCAAGATTTTTCAGTAATTCAGCTATTTCATCTTTATTATCATGTAAGAATTTACCAACTGTTGTACCTAGATTTTCTACCCACTTAGTTGTTGTATTAATGATTCCAGTAAAATTAGCTTTACCTAGCTCTGTGATAATATTACTAATGCTTGTAACAACAGCCGCTTCTAAATTTCCAATAGCACCTTCAAATGTAGCAGTACTTGCTGCAGCTTCTCTAGCAGCTTTAGTCATACCTAATTGGCTAATAGCTTTATTGAATTCTTTAGCACTTATTTGTCCTTTTTCCATAGCGTCACGGAAATTACCAGTATAAGCACCGTTTTTCTTCATGGCTTCTTGCAATTTGCCAGATGCACCAGGAATAGCATCTGTTAACTGGTTCCAGTTTTCAGTGGTTAATTTACCAACTCCAGCAGTTTGGGTCATTACCATTGCCACAGATTTAAATGTTTCTTTAGTTCCACCAGCTTGAGCGTTCAAGTTACCAGCTGCCTCAGTTAAGCCCATATAATCTTTGATACCATTTGCTGCTAATTGAGCTGTTGTATTTGCTACATCATTAAGCTCATAAACTGTATCATTAGCGTACTTTTGAACTTCTTTAGCAGTTTTATTAATTTCTTCAGAACCAAAGCCACCTAATTTCATTGTTGACCTAAATTTATCCATAGCGTCAGATGCTTTGATAGCTTCACCAGTTAAGTCTTTCAACTTTCCTACTACCATTCCTACGCCTGCAGTTAATACATTACCTGCAAAAACACCAAGCATAGTTTCTTTTAATCGTTTGAATTTATGCTCAGTGTTTTCTGTATTATTCTGCAATGCTTTCAACTTAGGGCTAGCATTGTCATTTAATTCAGCCTTAGTAAGAATTTTTAAAGGAACTTTTTTCAATAATTCTTCGTAATTGATAACTTCGCCTTTTTGTGCTTTCGTCAGTAATTCCGTTCTGACTTGCTTAGGGAGTTTTTTTAGTAATTTATCAAAATTATCTATTCCTTGTTCTTTTGCATCTGCTGTTATCTTAGTAATAACTTCTTTAGGTACTTTACGTAACTTAGTTTCAACTTCTTCAGTCTTACGTCTTAAAGGTTTATCATCAGCATCAAATTTTGACTTAATAGGATCTTTAAATTCTTTCTCAATATCATCATGAGTTTGTTTAGCTTTGGTCTTAGATTTATCCAAATTATCAGACAAATCTTTTTCCAATTCATTTCCTGAATCTTTACCGATATTTTTTACAATATCATTAATTTCTTTAGTATCAGAAATGAACTTATCTTTACCACCTAAAACAACATCAATATTAACTGTACTATCTGCTGCCATTGATTAACCTCCTTTCTAAGACTGAGCTAAAGCTTTCAATGAATCTGCAAAGCTGGCTACTTTTGCCTCTTGTGCTTCAACTGTTTTATTTTCATTAAGTTCATAATAATTTTGTGCTTCTATTGCACTTGTCAATTCCTTACCTTGTAAATCACTAACATTTTTTCTGCGTATATCTAAGATTTTTCTAAAATAAGTATTCTCATCTAAGCCATCAAATAAAGCTTTGAATACATCCCAGTGCATTTTTCCTTGCTCTGCAATTAAATCAATATTGTATTGTTGTTTAAAACTTGCATAGATTGCACCTGCGTCTTGTGTATAAGAGAATAATTTGTGAGTATTTACTTCACTTGAAACTACATCATTTTCAACAGGATCATTACCATAAGCAGACTTAGATATATAGCTTGTAATTTCATCAATTGCTTTCATAGCAAATTCAGCGTCTTTAGGTTCAAAACCAAAAAACATTTCAAATGCAATTACAATCTTCTCTGCATCTTGGAAAGTATCATCTTCAAGCAAGTTATACATTCTAATCACGTTGTCAAAACTCAAATCTATTTGATATTCTTTACCTTGATACGTGTATGAACTTTTTAATGGTTCAGTCAGAGATAACATGACTAACCACGTCTTTTCTTAGTATATTTTTCTACACGTCTTTCTTTACGATTTTTATTAGTCTTTAATTTATCATTCAAAACATCATCAATTGCAGCAATAATTTTACTGATTGCTCTAGTAGATTGATTGTAGTAATCGTAAATTCGTTTACCTTCGCCAGAACCAAAGATTCTATCCATAGCCTTAAAGATGTCTTCACGTCCATCATGCATAGTATCAACTACTAACTTCTTACGTTCTTCTAGTGACATTTCTTTAAATTTTTCTTCTGGCATATCAGTCAAATCTTCAATTCGTTTGCTTAATTCAAGTTGAACATCTGAGATTTTAACGGATAATTCATCATTTAAAACTAAAGAATATTTCTTTTCAGCTACTGTAACATCTACTTTAGTATCTAGGTTTAATCGTTCATCTAAATTAATACTTGGCATTTTATTTCCTCCAGTCGTCTCACATTACTCGTCTCTGTTGCATTATTTAAATTTAAGCTGTTAGTCCTGGTGCTCCACCTTGCTCTTTCTTAGCGTCTTCTGCACTAACATATTTAGGTTTCCCATTAAATACAGGAACTACACTAAATGTTTGCTTAGCACCAGGAGCGCCACCTGTTGCTTGAATGTTGGTTAATGTAACCACACCAACAATATAAGATCCATCTGGATATGTGAACTTAAATAGAGTCTTTAAAGAATCTCCAATTTCTAATTGCTTACTTGCAATATAGTCTTGAGCAGGATCTCCATTTAAACGGTGGCCAGCAATAGTGAATTGATAACGCTTGGATGTTACATCAGATGTACCAAAGCCTTCTCCGTCATAATATTCATCATTTGTTGTTGTATCGTTTTCTGCTGGTGTTACGTTGTTAATACCTGCAGCTAACCGAGCCCATTTAGCACTCTCTAAAGCAGACATATTCTTATTGCCTGCAGTATCAATTTCCATTTTTACTTTATGATTAAGAATAAAAGAACCAATTTTTTCTGGTGCTTCTGCCATAATTAATCACTCTCCTTATAAGTATCGACTGTGATTTTAAAATCAAATAAATAAACAACATTACCCTCAGTATCTGCTGACACTATATGCGGAAATGTTGTTACTTCTAATTTATTAAAACTAAAACTACCATTTTGACTAACCAAATTAAAATCATATTCTGAAATATACTTTGATATATTCCACAATGTTTGATTAATCAATTCTTCATCATTACTACGCATTGCAATTTCAAAGATAAATTCTTCCGTTCGATTGCCTGCATAATCTTCATCAATTACTGTTGATGGCAAGTCATATATACGTAATTCTGGACTTGTTTTATTGGTCATATACGACTGATACAATTTAACTGGCAAATCTACATTATTGTTAATGCAGTCTGCCAATCTATCCTTTAGGTCCATGATATTCAACTACCTTTCCATCAAGTAAACCTTTTTTAAATACCCTAACCCAATTATTAGAGTACAAACTCTTTGCTTTTAAGTCCCACCTAGATGTTGCTTGTGGATGTTCACTTGTCGTCCAGTGAGCAATTGGATGTCCGTTAATATATCCATAGAATTGAGCTTTAGCATAAGGTGTTGTATAAGTTACATGGTTATCTTGTACATGGACTGAACTTGATAAATTACCTTGCTTGAATGGTACGAACTTATCCATATCCATTGCCATTTGATTAGTAAAATTATAAAGTCCACGATTTAAAGCTTTCTCAGAAAAACGATCAAAGCCTTTACCATGAACTGATACCACTACTACCATTACAGCACCTCCAATTCATAAGAATAAACATCATTACTGTAAGGCTCACGATTATCTACAATATTAGTAATTGTGTATTCCTTACCTTCAAAGATTAACTTATTTCCAACGCTATCCCTATCTAGTTTAGGCAATGGATTAGAAATTTTGGCAAACAAAAAGACAATAGCATTAGCCGTAATTTTACGATTATTACTATCGCCTGAATAGATTGTTTGTGGTTGTACAAGTACATTTTCCACCTCAACTTCTTCTATTTTTTGTTTACCGTATTTATCCAATTCACCAATTGGAATCTTTAAAGTGATACTTTGATTACATAATCTTCTATCAATTCTAGGTATCATCTGTGTACACCTCGATATAACAAACCATATCTTCCCAGTAGATTATATGCTTCTGTACATAGACCATTCTTCATAGTTGCTCCTATATTACCAGCAGGACTTAAAGATAATCTACCTACTGTGATACTGGTAAATTCATTTTGGGCTAAATCATAACTCTTATTAATACCAGTTGCATGCATAAAATCTACTTGCTCACAAATAGCCATTTTAAACGTTTCTACGCGTCTTTTTGACTTATCGACTAATATATCATGAACCTTATAAAAATCATTTGTGGCTAAATCTATGATACGTTCTGCACCTTTTATAAGGTTATTAAATACATCTTCATCTAGCCTATAACCAAGCTCAACATATTCATCATAAGTTAGATAAGCCATTTACATCACCTTACTGACCCCTACCTGTTGTAGCTGTTTCAGCTGCAACATAAATATATTTCTTAGCATTTTCAAATACTAATGCGTCATAGTAGGATAATCCTTTAATTGTCCAACGATAACCAGCACGGTCATTATCTGGAGAGATTACATCCACTCTATCGTATTTAACAATTGGAGCAATCGCAAACGTTGGAACAGCTAAGAAGTTCACAGTATCAGGAATTGTTAAACCTTGAATACGATCTTTAGCAACTGTTAAGATTGGTGTTCCACCATCTAATTGAGCAACACGACGATTAATTCCGTTAATTTGTTGTTGGTTAACAGAGAATGTCTTAGATACACCATCAGCGTTCTTTAATGCTTTGTAGTACTTAGTAGAAACAAACATTAACCAGCCACCAGGAATTTGATTATCAATCATGTAGGATTCTACTTCATCATATGCTGCTAAAGCATTCTTAGAATCAATTGTATCTGTTACTAACTTACCACCAGACTTAGCTGTGTCATAAATTTTTTGAGCTAGGAATTTATCACGGTGTGGAATTGTAATGCGTTGGTTATGTTCACGAACAACATTAGCTACTGTGTAAGCTCCGTTTTCGGACATATCCAATTGATCTAGGTCATACCCAATCCAATCTTCTTGTGTTAATTCAAGAGTTTCTTTTGTAACATTAACATTGTTACGTGCATTGTCTTGGTTACGTTTATATTTTGCTGCATCTGCAAAACCGTCCATCTTGTTAATACGAACTGTCTTAACTCCTGTAAAGTCTGCAGCTGTGATAGACTTAGCACCGCCTTGTAATGGTTGCCAGAGTTGAGAATCTGCTCCAAACTCTTCATCAATCTTTAATAAATCTTTTTGATCTAATACTACTGTCATGTGATATCATATCCTTTCTAAATTGATTTCATGCGTGCTGCAATGCTAGAAACTACTGGATCAACTTTACCGTCAGCTCCATTTTCACCATTGTTAAAAGCACCGCCAATATTAATTTTAGGTTCTGGCTTGCCTTCCTCAAATAAGTAACTATCACTCTTTTGAATGGCTTTAATTTGATCATCTAATCCTTTCAAATTATCTCCATCAACAGTTACTTTTTCAGTGTCAATGAATGGTAAAACTGCTTTTACGTTCTTAGCTCTTGCTTCACGTAATGCTGTTTCGATTCTAAAGTTCTTAGTTTGAGTGGCTAACTTATTTTGCCAATCTTCATTGGCTTTTTGATTATCTGCTTGTAGTTGTTTGATTTTCTCGTTTAAATCATCAACATTTTTAGAATTATTTTGCAAATCAACCAACTGTTGATCTCGTTCATCAAGTTGTGACTTCAATCCGTCACGTTCGCTAGTTAATCCATTTACTTTTTCTTGTAAGCTAGTAATATCCTTACCATGAGCAGACATTACACCTTCAATTTGTTCATCACTCAAGCCTAATTTCTTTAAATCTTCACGTTTCATGTCAATCTCTCCTATCGTTTTTATTTTACGTGGAACGCTCCACGCTGATTGATTGCATACAAAAAAAGCAGTTTAACGACTTACTCAGGTCGGAATGTTAAATAATTTTTATATGTTTTATTTCACTTTCTGATATTGCTAAACCTGTTTCAAAACCCGGATCAGGCACTTCTACATCTAACCACCATTGATCATCATCTGAATCAGCAGGAGACTCAATTCCTACTACATAGCCTATCCATTTTCTACCATCAATATCTATTATTTCAACATTTTTCCCCCAAAATTTTTTATACATGAGTATCATCTCCTTTAGGAATATGAGGAACAATATGCGTACGTTTTTTTGAATGATGAATTTTAATCCATTCTGCTTCTTTACCTGTATTATAATCTACGCCTATTTTGTGATCAACTTTTACAACTTCTTTTGTAGTCCATTCACCTTTTCTAGTTTTTTCAAGTTTTCCTTTACCAGCATACTTATCTAATAATTCTTGTGGATCTTCGTTATCATATAAATAACTCTTACCTTCTAATTTTGTAGATTCCATATGTGGTGCTTGTTTTTCTGGATTAATCTTAGTTCCCCATTGACCACTCTTTATTTTAGCTTCTACATGCTTTTGAGACTCTGTTTTATCACTTTGATCAAGCTTTTTCTTTTTATAAGTTACTTGCTCTCTAGCATAATCTCTAGTCAAAATATCATGCTTTTTACCATACATTTTATTAGTTTCTTTAATGTACTCTCTTAACTTCTTTTGACGTGCTGAAATTAGTGTCTTAGTACGAGTTATCATCTGCTCGTCTTCTAATTCTTCAGCAATTTTCAAACGTTTCTTAGCGTCTCTGATTGAGCGTTCATAGTAGCGTTGTTTTTGACGTAAATTACCATTCCTAATTGCTTCTTTAGGATCATACTGGGTCATGTTATTCACGTTGACCCCTGGGGTAAATGGAAATAATTTGTGTCTGCAGTTAATTCCTAATGTTCCAGCAGGTTCACCGTAACCATGATTATAGATTGAATCGTACTTGTCATTGTAATTAGGATCATCAGTTGGAACTATGTTGACTACCTTACCTTGAATATAAGCACACGCTTCACGACTGTTAGGGTGGCTAGACATCAGACATAACACTTGGCCAAACTCTTGCATTCGTTTAGTTCGTAAATCATTGTAAGTCCTATTAGATGTTGTCGTAAGTACCATACGTGTATAACCTTCAAGAGACCATGCACGTCCAGACTTATCTCTCATAACTTCGATACCTTTATCCAATTGTTGGTAAATAGCATCCTTGACTGCTCTATCATGAGTTTTAAGTCCAGTTACAGTTTCAATTGTTGAGCGTTTTAAAATTTCCTGATATGTTCTCATAACAGGATTAACACCATAATTACGACTAAGCAAAGTTTGATTAATCGTGTTATTTAAGGTATCTGTTGTTTGTCTAACCATTGAATCAAGCATGTTAAAACTCTCATTACTGATTGGCTGACTAACTTGGCCACTGTACTTCAATTCTTGACTGACTTCATCTAATATCTCATATCCATCTTGTTTTAAGATTGTTTCAATTTCATTGGGTGAGATACCGTCAAAGTCTGCCATTAAATCAATTACTCTCTTGGTTAATGCTCCCATTTGTGACAATTGTTGTGCTTGCCACTGAACAACATTATCTTGCGTTACATCTTCATAGTGCCCACGTTGTAACACTTTGATAATTTCAGAAAATATCTTATCTTCTAAATTAGAATAGAGATTAGCAATGTTATTAGTGTCTTGGTCTAGTTTCTGTTTTGAATCCATAGACTACACCTCGTTGCTATCTCCATCTATTGGCTCTTGAAATGACCCTTGAGAAAAGTCTGGTTGTTCATTATTAACTTGAGCTAACCACTTTTGAGCATCCTCTTCACTCAATCCGAAATTACGTTTTAGGTATTCAAGCTTTGGCATAATTCCAGCAGCAACTAACTGCATCTCATCAGCTCGTTGTTTATCTTTATCAATAAACACACCATCATCAAAATGTACAGACAATTCAACATCTTCTACATTACCAGTCCATCTAGGCTTAGCGTCAGAAAAGAATTGTCCCACACTAGCTACTTCAAGAATTGCATTAACTAACTGATTTAAAAACAACTCTACTTGAGTTAAGTAACTAGAACGTGTTTGGTAGGTTGCAGAATTTTCACTGACAACTTCAGTAGCTGTTTTAACTCCTTGACCATCATAAGAGAATGTACCAGAACTAAAACCAATCTGTTGCTCAAACTCACGTAAGAAGTAATCAATTGACTCTTTAAATTGAGTTGAACGAATATCAGAAGTTAAGTCAGTTACACTCAGCTTATCTGTATCTCCATACATACCTTGATAAACATCTTCGTCCTTATCAAACAAGACCGGATGAGCGTCGTCTACTTCATTTCCATACAGATTGCCAGTAGGTTTCAACATTTCAGCAGGAACTGCAATTCTACGTTTTCCCATTCTAACTTCATGTACAAACATATCATGAGTTCGATTGATAGCATCTATTACATTCCTAGAATTATCTACAATACCAACACCAAGCGGACTATCTAAATTTTTATTATTAGCCCCTGGTGTTCTGAAATATGCAAATAATGGTTTAGTAATAACATCAGTAAAGGTTAATTCTGGTGCTAAATTAGGATATAAAGTTTCAAGTGCTACTTGTTCTCCAATTACGTCTGATTGATAAGAACGATATAACTCATTTGTTATGTGATAAGTTTTAGCGTCATCCCACTCATGGAACTCAAGCAACGTATAATAAACATTTCTATCATTCTCAGTTCTAACTGTACGACTAGCAAAAGCACATTCAGAAATATCATCAGTGTTGTTACGTAATGGATAGAATTGGTCTGCATTAGCCCAAGCTATCCTAATAACATCATTATCATCAACATAAGGTCTAGCAGCTAAACCACCTAATGAAATAGCAGTTTCTAAGCGTTGCTCAAATCTCATATTGAACTTATTATTTTGAATTACTTCATTGATGAACTCGTTTGTCGTTTCATCTTCTAACGATAAAGAACATTGTTCATTAAAGATAATTGACGCTAATTTCTTAGATGCTAACTTAGTAACGTTTAGTGAACTCAACGGACGTTGTCTGTATTCACCGTATGAATTACGATACTTAACTTTTGGTAAATCATCTTTGTAATACAACTTGGCCAACTTTATCCGTTCATATTCCATTGGATCAATTGAAACTCTATTATCATCAGTAATGTTAGTTAAACTCTTTACCATTCCTAACTTGGCACCTCCTTTCCTAAACCAATCTTTTATTTGTTGAATTAATGACATCACTCCACCACCTTAATATTTCAAACCTAGCAAGCGTTCATTATCTCGCACAAAGTACTGAAATTGGTCGCATGTATGGTCTTCTTCTTTGATAACTTTAGGATCGTCACTATTTAGAGTTTTCTCGTCCCACCTGTAATTTCTATGCTCTTCAATAAAGATTTTATTTGACTCAGTATCCAGATAATAAAAACGACCCTGAGCAACAATATTTTGCACACGGTCTATCATGTCTACTTTTTTCAATTTTGCTACTTTATGAAGATGTACTCCGTAATCATTGTAGAACTGATTATCTAAAGCACCTTCAGCAGAATCTATTGTTAATTTAGTTGCCGGCTTTTTGAATTGTTTGGCTAACTTATTGATGAATGAATACAAGTCCTTAGATAACTCACTAGGTGGCTTTTTATGAGCCTTGCCTTGTGGACTGTAATAATAGGTATCCAATAAAATTACATTACCTTTTCTAGTCAATCCATAAGCACCAAATGTAGTAGCAGATACTTCATGGCCAGAATCAATAGCACAGAACCAATTTGTAATATAATCATCACTTGGCAACTCTTTTAACGCTTTGAAATTATCCATGTTGTAAATGTTAGTACCAAGTCCAATGACTTCACCCAGATACAACCAACGGTAATAGTCATAATCATTATTTTTATAACTCTCAATCAGTTTTAATTGCTGCTCTGTTGTGAATCCTAATTCATCATCTAAGTAAGTACTCGTATCAACAAAATATTCTGGATCTTCTTCTCTAGCAGTTACCCAGTCATTAATCCACTCATAAGGATTCCGTGGTGGATTGTATGAGAAATAAACTTTTACATCATCAACATAATCTGGCTTTTGTCTAATAAAAGAAGGTATAGATTGATCAAACACATCTACACCTTTCATATTTGCTGCTTCTTCAAACCAGACAGCAATAATATTATCTACCTTGTTAGATTTAAGCTTATGTGGATTATCAGCACCATAGAAATAAAAAGTACTGCCAGTTAGCTTATGTGTAATTCTTAATGGTGACTTGTAATAATTGTACTCATCACTTAAATTAAGCATATCTAAAGCCCACATAATTTGACTGTAAACTGTATCATGTAAATCTGACTTATTGGCCAGAATACATACAACATTTACTTTCTTGTGCAACTGCGTCCACTTTTTAACTGATGTAACTAACTTTAAACTAATAACAGATGACTTAAACGAACCACGCCCACCTTTAGCAATGATATATGATTTCTTAGTAGTCCATAATTTGTAGAAGTGTGGATTAACCATATCAGTCATTCTAATAACCTTACTCATCTTCTGCATCTCCTATATCATCAACTAAAACGGTAGAATCATCTGCCTTATTTCTGCCAGTGAGTTCATCTGCTCTCCAGCGTGCAATATCTGCCTCTGCGTTTGCCTTACGTACCTTAGCTTTGTCTAACTCTGGTGTGCTACTATCAGTTAATCTACCAGCCAATTTCAAAATAGAAATAGCAGCTTGTAATCTAACCATTTCAGACTTGGCTGTTTTTACTAAAGCATAAATAGATTGCATTGCTTCTGAAATATACTTATCTTCAATAATCATAGTTTCATATTGTCTTCTAGCTTGTTGGAATAATTTATTTTCACGTTTCCACTTATAAATTAAGCTCTCTGAGCAGTGAAGTATTTCTGCAATTTCTTTGTTGGTATAAGTACCTTCATATAGCATAACAACGGCTTTTCTTTGCCTTTTAGTTAATTCAAAAAAAGGTCCTTTTTCTTCACTTTTCTTCACACCATATCACCCACCACCTTTTAATTTAATCTTGCTAACATCTCTACTGTATTTACGCTTATGTTTTACTGGATGTTTCCTGTAATGCTTTTCTAGCTTACGTAACATTTTCAGTTCTTCATAAGTCTGTACCTTTCCAAAATCTATACTATCTTTCATAATTTTCTCCAAAATAAAAAGTCAGCCTGGCTAGACTGACTTAAAATATTTTCAATAATAGGTATTAATCGGTTTTACTCACAATATAATTATAGCATCTATTTTTTGACATGGTGTCTTGTCATTGTTTTATGAATGTCTTGCGAATGTTTACTTTTTCACTCGTAAATCATAATATGGAGCAAATATCTCAGCAAACCATATTAATGCTTCTTGTTTTAACTTCCAAAATCTACTTCTGCTGTAATGTAGTTCTTTACGTAAAATATACTCAGGCTTTCCTTCCAAATACAGCTCTTGTAAAATGTAGTTCTTGTTATATGGACAATAACTAATTGCACGATTTATAAGAAAGAGTTTATCACTAGCTACCATTTTTTGTAGTATCTTTTCTTCAGTACCATTTTCCATACTTCCACCACCAGGCATTCCACTAAGGCTAGGGCTTTGAAGTTGTTCAAGCTGTGATTGAGCCTCAAAAAGTGGTATTGCCTTTAATAAAAATTTCTCAACTCTATTTGCCGTTTTCACTTCATCAATGTTAAAGTCTGGTAATAATTCTATATTCTCCACAGCTCTACACGCTCCCTATGATATAATATATTCATGTTAGATTAGCACGTCTCTTATTTCAGGGAGCGTGTTTTTTATTAATTCCATTAAACTTACTCCGAACGTGCAATAACATTATTTTGATAAAACAGAGTACCGTCAATGTTTGTTAATTTGCAGTATTCATATCGTCTACCCCATATTTTGTTATATGGTACTTCTTCATTATTTTCATCAAAATATTTAATGGTATTTGTTCGTTGTCCTCTGTAACATTTAAAATGAACTTTCAAACCACCTTCAAATAATATTTCGCCTTTCATATCAAAATCCATACTTACATCTCCTAAAAATTATCATCATGAATGTTAGCTATTACAGACACTTTAACTTGTGTTTCTGCTTCTATGTGATTTTTTGCTCGCACAATCATGTTATGCAGTTTATTGTTAATAAAATATTCAACTAAATATAACTTCACTATTTAGCCTCCTTTTCAATGATTTCTTTTAACATGTCTTTTCTGCCGTCACTATAACCACGATCATACTCTTCGCGCTCATCAGGATAAGATCCATCTTTCCAGTCAGTCACTAAGTCTGGTAAATTTGTACCTAGAAACTTAGCTATTTCTTCCAACTTCTGAATAGATGTGTTTGCACTTGAATTGTAAATAATTTTCTGATGTCCAACTTCTTTATACAGTGATTCTTTAGTTAATTTCTCTCTGCTTAAAATATAATTAATGTTCTCATTAATAACTTGAGTTATAGGTCTTGATTTATACATAGATACCATTCCTTTCAATAAACGGTAAATTAATTATTATTTATCTTCTGCATATCCAATTACATTGTTATTTATCATTTCGAAATAAGCAGTTCTTTGCTTATTTATCCTTTTATCAAAATAATGAAGTACTAAATATGGATACCCTTTTTCATCTATAAGATCTTCTTTTTTTGAAACGTTAGTAAAATGTAATGTCTTTCCATTTGCTAAAAATATTGTAAAGTTTTTTCTGTTCCTATATCTTTTTCTACTCATTTTGTTTTCTCCATTCAAAGCGTTAAATTAATTATTCGATTGCTTCAATCTTTTCCAAAGAGTATTTGATTCTCTAAGTACATCAGCTTGTAAGCGTCTAGCTTCTTTGATTTCGTCTCTATATCTTGTTGTGTTTACTTTGTAATAAGGTAACTCTAGTTGTTTTCTAGCACTTTTGAGTAAAAATATTGCTGCATCAAGTTTTTCTTTATCATTCATCTTGTAAATAGTACGTCCCTTCTATTAGTTCGTATTCTTCAACATCAATTGATTCTGGAAAATAGTTAGATTCTCTACTTCGTCCAATTTGTTCTGCTATTTCATCAGCATGTTTTTTAGTTGAGTAAATTCCGATAACGTTATGAAACAGATCAGTTCTAGTATGCCACATTTCAATATCTGTGCTATATCGCGTTCCAGTTACTACAAAAATTTTATTCATTTTTTTGTAAATCCTCCTAATAGACTATTCTTACACTGCGACAATTCTATTCAATTACTACTTTTGCATTCACAACTGGAGCATCATGTAAAAAGTCATCATTTAGTTCTCCTATACTTGGATATCCTTTGGAAACCTCGCCAGTTGCTAAGTTAACTACTGCATAATCAGTTAAATCTTCAAATATAGAATAATTTCTCACAATCATCATATATCCACTACGTTCTACAACATCTCCAACCATATATCGCTTTTCTCTAGCTGATTCTATTTTCATTTTGCTTCCTCCCTTGAATTTGACTAACAGCTTCATCTTGGTATGACAAGATGTCTACTAAAAATTTAACAACTAACGGATGTGGATACCTGTTCTCAAGTACACCTAGTGTCTCAATACACCATTTCCAATACTGCGAACTTCCCAATCCTAACTTTTGCATCATCATATTTGATGCTTCCATCCATTTCTGTAAATCCTTAAAAAAATCATCCCAGTTCATCATCCACCACCTCAATCTGAATAAAAATTCCTGGAATATCTGACCAAAACTTTTCAACAATCAGACTCACAATGAATCTGTCATCTTCCCAAAAGCCTAAACTGGTCATGCAATCCTGTAGCAACTTCACACTATTATCTAAATCTGGTTTTGTATCTTTGAAAGTTCCATCTGGATATTTTCCGTTTGAATCAAAACACCATTTAATCATTAATCTGATTTTCCCAGTAATTTTTTCATCTGGAGTATATCTAGCAAGGTTAGCCATAAATTTCTGTCTAGCTAACTTTAAGTCATTAGGTTCATAAAAAATTGGTTTACCATGAACAACGTGAACCTGTTTTTGTTGATGTGTTGTTCTAGGTATTTTCTTCATTGGAACAAAAAATCTATACATTATTACACCTCAAATATTTTACTTATATTCTTTCTGTCACAGCTATTTTCCGGTCACTGGTTGTGCTTTGTCACTGCTACTCCCCAAAGGGAGCAGTGACAACACACAGTGACACCAGAAATGACAAGGGTTTTGGAGTTGTCATTCACTGTCATTTCTATTTAGAAGTGAACGAATGTGTCACTATTCACATCTAAATAGCTGTGAATATTTTAAATATAAGATTTATTTATTGTCATCATTAGTTTTATATAAATATCCACCGACTGTTTTAAATTTCATACTTCTTCTAATTCTGTTGTATAAAGCTGTCTTTTTAATATCTAAGTAATTAGCAACTTCCATAAGCTCAACTGGTCCATCATCCACACTCAAAACATTAAAGGCTTCTTCTAACTCTTGCTGAGTTTTTTCACTACGATTTTGATTAGACTTCTGAACGCCTTTTTTCCATTTTTCTTTTTGGCTATCATCTTCAAGCTTTATGTCTTGCAAGGTTTCATCCAAAACATGAATCGGATATCTAAACCAAGCATTAACTGGCTTAAATTTAGGAAACTCACGTAATGTTCCTTCTAATCTCCATGCAGTAGCTTGTCTAACTGATTGAATGGCTTTTTGTTTTTGCTCATCAACGTATTTCAATATTTCCTGCGAATTAGTCAAGGTATTAATTGCACTCATTAGATGATGTTCCATTTGTTTTTTGCTGAACCTATCATCTGGTCCAACTCTGTCATAGTTAGGAACATAATGTTTAATTGCTTGGTTGTACAATTCACAGATAACTTCATTTTCTTTGTAGATATACCTATCTTCAGTAACTGGCAACTCGATTAAGTCCAAGATTGCATCTGGATCTCTAGCAAATACCCCTGAACCAGATGAACGGTCCATTGAGTTCTTGCCGCCTTGAGCACCTTTAGAATGATGATGAGCATAAATAACTGAACAATTTAATTCAGTGGCAATCCTGTCAAACTGATTAACAAAAATTGACATATCATGAGCGTTATTTTCATCACCGGTTAAAACTTTATAAATTGGATCAATGATAACCGCTATATAATTTTGCTTGGCAGCTCTACGAATTAATTTAGGTGTTAGCTTATCCATTGGACTTGTTTTACCACGTAAATTCCAAACATCTATGTTCTTAACATTTTCGTGACCACGTCCTAATTGATTGTAGATATCTACAAATCTTTTACTTGCTGACCTATCATCAAGCTCTAAGTTCACATATAGTACTCTGCCTGGATGATTTATTGGAAAACCAAACCATGGCCAGCCTTCTGCAATACTGATAGCTAATTCAATTAAGGCAAATGATTTACCAGCTTTAGATGGACCAGCAATCAACATCTTATGTCCTTGTCTTAAAACTCCACCTATCAACTCTGGAGCTAGTTCGATTGGTTTATCAAACAAACCAGCCATATTTTCCATTTCTGGCAAATTGTCGTTTAAGTCTTCAATGTATTCTTTCCACTCGTCCCAATTAGCTTGGCCAATATTTTTATCAACGATATATTGTTTCTTTCCATTGCGTTCAAAGCCTGGTAAGCGTGTTAGTCTAGATGGATTTTTATTTTGTCGGTCAATTTTCAGCCCATTTTTCTCAACAATCTTGTAGAGATAATCCACACGTTCTTGATATTGTGGATAGTTTTGAGCATCCACTTTAACAATCGCATGTAGACTTTTACCACCAGAATGAACCAACACTGCGATTGGCAATTCTAGCTTTTTTAGAACTTCATACTGTTGTTCAATCGACATACTGTCACTTTCGACTAACGAATAACGATAATCAACAACATTCTCATTAGTTATCCCTTTACCGTCTAATGGATTGAATCTAATCCAAGCTCCCATTTCAACGTTAGGATCTCCTAACACCATTCCAACATCACCGTTACTTTTTCTCAGTTCATCTATAATTTGACCTGCAGTTTTTGTGTAGACACCCCTGTTAGGTAACCATTTCTCATGATCTCCTTGCTCATGCTTATAGCCGTCATTTACGTAAGAGATAATGTCGTCTGCACTAAATAAGGTCTCAATATATTCAGTAATTTGTTTGACTGGATTCCATGTTTTAGGTGGTAAGACTTTTTCTCCGTCAATATAATCCTTGTTGATTAACTGATAACCCTTATCAATTGAGGCAACAAAACTATCTCCCCAATCAAAGCTATCATTGCTATCAGCTGAGTATGGTTTCCAACCGTTATCCTTGGCCAACTGTGTGATAGTTGCTCCTGTAACTGGTTTAGTGGATCCATCAAAGGTATTCCACTTCTTTTCAGTTTCACCGTCATGATATCTAGCACTATCTCTTTGTGACCAGCTATCCCAGTCGTTGACACTGTATCCTTCGTATTTTAGTGCCATACCTACATTGACCCATTCTTGATAGTTGAGCATTGCTGGATCAATGTAATCTAGTAATTCTAATAGATTTAATTTGTGTTCTTCCAATTTATTAATTTCTCCTTTCCTAGAGATAACACTGCAAGCCAGAATCGAACTGGAATTGCTACCCTTTAGCCTTGCAGTACAGCAGTTTTACCTGCTAAGCCGGCTTATATTCTGCTGGTTTAATCTCACGCGGTATTCTCCAACCATTAGCTGCTATTCGATTAATCAATTTAGCTGCTGCTTCAAATTGCCAAGTTCCTACATGTTGGAACCCACGATTTTCTAAGAATCTAATTTGTTTAGGTGTTGATAAGCCTGCGTCTCTACGCTTTATTATCCTACTAATCAGCATTTCAGCCTTGCCAGCATTTTCAATTTCATCTGGGAATATTCCCCATTTTTCTAAGGTTTTAATTTGCTTTTTAGTTGGTGGTGACATTTGCCAGCCAAAACTTGGAACATAATCTGTTAAATCAGTAGCTTGAATTGACATTTCAAACCACAATGGATCAACTAATTTACGCTTACGTTTCTTCATTTCAGCTAGTTGTTTAGCTAGTGATTCTTCACGTTCTAAAGCAACATCTTCTTTAGCTTGTTGTTCTGCTACTTCTAGATCAATTGGAGCTCCTAGCTCTTCAATGTTTTCAGTCATCTTTTTGGCCACCTTCTCATCAGTAGCAATCAGATTAGCCGGATGACATAGTTCATGACGTTCTGTGTGCCATAGAAAATCTAGTAACAACAATTCTTTTTTGCCTGGAGCAAGTCTCGTTCCACGTCCTACCATTTGAGAATATAAAGCTCTCACTTTAGTTGGTCTAAGAACAATCACACAATCAACACTAGGACAATCCCAACCTTCAGTTAACAACATTGAATTACATAGAACGTTGTATTTGCCTTCTTCGTAATCTTTGAGAACTTGTTCTCTGTCTGCAGATTCTCCATTAACTTCAGCAGCTTTAAATCCGTGTTGATTCAAAATATCTCTGAACTTTTGTGACGTTTTAACCAGTGGTAAGAATACAACTGTCTTTCTGTTTAAACATTGTTTCTTCATCTCTTCAGCAATTTGCTCAAGGTATGGATCTAACGCTGTGCCTAGATCTTTAGTAGAGAAATCTCCTGCTTGTTGTTTAACATTTGATAGATCTAATTTCAGTGGTATAGTCAAAGCTTTAATTGGACTGAGATATCCAGATTTGATAGCTTCTGGCAAACTATACTCATAAGCTAGACTTTCAAAATATGATCCTAGGTTTCTCATATCTCCACGATCCGGTGTAGCTGTTACACCTAAAACATTTGCATCTTCAAAATGTTTCAGTACACGTTGATAGCCATCTGAAATTGCATGGTGTGCTTCATCAATAACGATTGTGTCAAAATATTCTGGTGGAAATTGATTTAATCGTTTCTCACGTTGCATTGTTTGAACTGAACCAACAACTACTCGATAGAAACTACCTAAGCTAGTTTGTTCAGCTTTTTCAGTGGCTGTTTTTAGTCCTGTTGATTTATAGAGTTTATCTGATGCTTGTTCTAATAATTCTCCTCTATGAGCTATTACTAAAACACGTTCACCTTTTTTAACTCGATCTTCAATAATTTTGCTAAACACAATAGTTTTACCAGTTCCTGTTGGCAAAACTAGCAAGGTTCGTTTCTTGCCTTCTTCCCATTCTTCTTGAACTTTTTGTCTAGCAGTTTCTTGATATGGTCTTAATTCCATCAAATCACCCCTATGCTAGAATTGTGATTTTTCCTTTTCTGATTTCATCTGATAGTTGCTCTCCTAAATACTTCTTAATATTTAGGATTGCTTGATTTCTCCAAGCCCCACCATCAGCTTCAAAAATTGCTCCTTTTGGTCCGTCTTGCATCCTGAAAATGAACTTGCTTTCAGGTTGTTCAACTTCAATAAATGTTCGATATGGAGCTAAAGTCACTGGATTAGGAACTTTTACATCTGCTGCTGATGCAACGCCTGTTTTGATAGTTACAGCTTGACTCACACCATCATCACCAGTTGTTTTTACGTTGTCTTCTTTGAGATTTCCAACGACCTTTAATAGAATTTCACGATCAGAATTTTTAACAAACATTGATTGCAATGCGACATTAAAATCTTCTGCATCATAGAATATGTTAAAACAAAATTTTGGTAGAATAGCTTCAGCAATTGCTAGTTCTTCACGACTTCCATCAGGTTTTAATGTGCTAACTAAGCGTACAGATTTGTGATTAGCTATGTGCAGATATAACTTTTCATCTGCTCTATCCAAATTAGATTTAATGTAGTCCACTAACCCTGATAAAGTGTTAATTCTCAACACATTTTGAGCTAAATGTAATCTAGGTGCTACATATTTTGGATAACCATTTTCATCAATCACATAAGATTGATTATTGATACTTATTACTCGTTCTTCAGGTTTAATTACTTGTTCTGCTAAATATTGCAATGCTTCTTTTGTTAAGTCCATGTCATTAACCTCTCTTTTCTTGTAAATCAATTACTTTACTCTTTTTTCTAGTTTCTTTTTCGATAACATCAACTGGCTCTCCAGTATCTGTTCTGAGGTCTCCCTTTTCGTCAATGTATGTTTGGCCAGGGACACCAGATTGTAATTCACGAGCTTCAATTTTGTTAGTAGTTAAATCTTTACCAGTTAGAATTGTTGTGGTTACTGGGTCTGTTGGTGCTAGTTTAGATGTAGCAGTAACATTAGTTTTAACTACTTGTCTAACATCATCAGGCACTAAGTCAATCTTTAAAGTGATTGTTCGTTTAGCTGTTGCATTAACATTAGGATCTTGAATGTTCTCAAAAACCTTTTCAAATTCTCTATCTAGTTTTTCTTGCACTGCTCCTTGAGCTAGTTGCAAGATATTAATATCAATGTTCTTCATTAACTTTGCCTCCTAAAATGCACCTGGTTGGAATCCTGTTTGTTGTGTTGGTTGTTGATTTTGAACTGGTGCTGATTGTGTTTGCTGTACATTTTCTGATTTCAAGAATTTCTTCACACGATTATTTTGACGATCTTGGCCATCTTTATTTTTGTAACTATTGACAACTAATTCTGCTTTACCAGAACTACCTAAAACTGTGTTCCAGTTCGGATTAAAAGCTTGTCCATTGACTGGATTTTGACCAATTGACCCAAAGAATTCTGTTAACTTCCAACTTAATCTTTTCAAGAGATATAAGCGTTCAGTAACTGTTGTTTTGCCTTCATTGCCAGTAAATTCAAGACTTAATTCTGCGTAAGGTGTTCCATTTGGAATCTTGTCACTATTTCCGTCATAATTCTTACGTTCAAAACCTGTTACTGTAAACTTGTATTGACCTTCTGGCAATACTACAAATTCATTTTCTTGTGCGACAAAACTGTCTCCCCAGTTTAAAAATTCATTTTCGTTGTTCATTGATAATTCCTCCATTATTTTCTAATTTGTGTTTCTAGCATATTTAAGACTTTGTCCCAATTACTTGCTAAATGTCCCCACAACTCTGCTGGAACATTCTCTAAAGGTGTGCCTTGTGGCATGAATCCACCAACATAGATTACCTGCATAATCTCATCAACTGTAACGTGATTAACTGTCATTAAATCAGCTAAACTCTGTGGAATTGAGCTAGGTATTTCTTCAGCAAATTCAGGAGCTGGTTTAGCTTCTTCTGGTTCTGGCTCGTCTTCTATAACTGGTGGTTCATCAGGCAATGGTACTTGTTGTTGTGTTTGTGTATTAGATTCAGATTTGATTTGTGTGGTACCCATCCTTGTTTTTCTCTCAAAAGGTTCTCTAATTGCTTCAAAGTCTATTGGTAATTCATCAGGTAAGCCTAAGCGGTTCTTAGCATCCCAAGCCGGCTTATGTGTTGTATACATGACACGTTGTCCACCTGTAGCTTTCTTACTGTCAGATTTACTATCAGTAATGATTGTTGTTTTGTAGTTAAAGAACAGAATCATGTCAGCCCATTCTTTGGCCAAACTAGCATCTCTTTTTTCAAGTTTTAAAGTGTACTTATCGTATTGCCCCATCTCATCAGGTAACTCATGCTTCTTAGTTTCAGCATGTGCAGTTAGAACAACATTGATTCCTACATCTTTAATCTCAGTTAATTTGTTTAATAATTTTCCAATCTCATCAGACAAAGCTACGTATCTAGATCCATAATTTGTTGAATCAATAGCAGCCCATTTGTTTTTGTCCATTAGATATTTTTTTGCCAAACGTTCTGCCCAGTCTAAAGTATCAATGATTAGTGTTTTACCACGAGGCTCAGACTTAATATCTTCTAACTCGTCTAATAGCATTGTCCAAGATGTTGGATTTGGTAATTTTCTAGCATTAATGAACCCTGTTGATCCTTCTGTATCAATAAAGATAGGATCTGGAAATTTACTAGCAAAAGTTGTTTTGCCAATTCCTTCAACTCCATAAATTAGAACTTTCATTGGTTCAATTTGTAGTGTTTCTTGCACTTTGTATTTACTCATTTTTAAAATGCTCCTTTCCCAGTCCAAGTATTTTTGACTTCTGACTCTTTGACCACTGTATTATTTTTAGTAGCATAACCATCTTCAATGATGATTGAGCATTCATCACCAGTTGAAACTCTAGTTGCAATACCCTGCAATTGTTCTTGTTCAAGCCAATGATTAAACTCTTCTAGGGTTTGCATATCCATTTGTTCTAGCTTGTCTAGTAGAATAAAACCACAATTAGGTTTTAGTTTGCGTACAATAGCAGTTGATACTTTTAATTGATCTGAGCCAGACATGTTGTCCCACTTTTGACCTTTATAGATAAGCTCACCATTATCAACTGACAATTCTGGTAATGGTAAATCAGCACTATTTAATAAATCAGCTTTCTCTTTTCTAACAGCTTCAATATCTCTAGTTAGTTCTTGATACTTATCTTTATATTGATTAGCATCTTCTTCTGCCTTATCTTTATCTAAGTTGGCTCTAACCTTACGATTTATCTCATCAATTTCTGCTAGATTTCTCTCTAACTCTTCTGTTGATTCGTCCTTGAGTTCTAAGACTGACTTCTTAGCCAAATTTATATCTTCAGTTAATTCAGCCAATTTAGCTTGTTCCTTTTCTAGTTCTTTCATCAACTGAGATACTTTTCGAGCTTGGAAAGTATGTTGTTCTTCCAATCTACTCAAGTTATCTCTTTTACGTTGATTCTCACCGTTTTGAGCTAGAATATCTTGTTGCTGTTTGATTAATTCATTAACTGGAACTAATTCGTGTGGAGCATCTGGATAGTATTTTTGTTCTTCAGCAAACTTTTTCTTTTGATCAGCAATCTGACCAATAGTTCTACGTTCGTTGTACAACTCACCTTCTTTCATCTCTAACTCTTGGAGTTTAGAACCTACACCAATGATTTGTAATAAAGTGTTAGTTTTTTCCTTTGATGTAGATTCCATAAACTTAGGTAAATTAATGGCTAGTTCTTCAACGAAATCATTTAGTAATTGCTGGCCACCTTTTTTACCATTAGGATCAATAACTTTTAAAGTTGAATTCTTGCCACTACGCTCTACAATCAAGCCATTATTCATAACTACATGTAGATGTGGTGGTGTTACCGATCCTTGCCTTTGAGCTTGTGATGGCTTGTATTTGTTACCACCTAAAGCCCAAGCAATTGCATCTAGGATCGATGTTTTACCTTGGTTATTATTTCCACCAATGACTGTTAGTCCATTTGGTGTGAATTCAGTTTTAACAGCTTTAACACGTTTAACATTTTCGATTTCCAATTTATTAATCTTCATTGCCATTGTGTTTACCTCCTAATTCCTTATACTTATCAAGTAGCCACTTAGCATTTTCTTCATCATACGAACTCTCAATTTCTGCCGTGGTTTCCAAAAACACTAATAAATGCTGCTTATTTTCAGTATTTGCAATAATTCTATTAACACCACGTCTAAACTTAATTCTGCGACTTAACAAATCTACATCTGATGTGCTATAATTAGTACGTAGATTTGATTTGTGTGGTACATCTTTAACGGCGGATGTACCTTTTTTTATTGCTTCCATCTTGTATCCTCCTAATCAAAAAACTCGCCTTTCTTAATTTCTATAACAATTCCGTGCAGTGCATATCCTGCAAGAATTGATAGCCCAATCAATGTAAAATAAGCTGCTGTTGTTAATTTGATCATCTTAATCATCCTTTCTCTTTTTCCAAATTCTATATAGATCCACACTGCAGGCATAAACCATGCAGATAAAGATTTCATAAATGCACCACATATTATTTACCTCCAGTGAAAATATCCTTGAGCCAACTAACTAATATGAATACTGCTATATAAATCAGACATCCAATTAATACTGCTAAAACTGGTTCCATCAGGTCACCTCAAATCTTTTTACTTGTCATATATCTATCCAAATCTTCCTTATCAAAAAATGGTTTAGTTCCATTTTCTATTGGATAGATTGGTCTTGGTGCATCTGGTTCTTTTCGGACATTATCAAAATATTTAGGCTCCATTCCACAATACTCAGCAGCTTGAGATCTATTTAGAAATCTTTGGTTATTAAACTTCATTCTTTCTTCTGCTACTTTCAACAAGGCATCAAAAAGCTTGTTTAAAAAATCTCATAATGCTTTTTTGCTAAATAAGTCTGCTAATTCCATCAAAACCACCTACCTTATTTTTAAGTCAGAAATAATTTTCAAGATAATTTGATTTGCTTTTGGGTTCTTTTTACGCCCAGATAAATAATCGGACATATCCTGTTTATTTACTCCGTACATGACAGATAGTGAACTTATAGATATATCATTATCAGTTAGATATTTGATAATCTTCTCTCTACCACTTAATGTTTCTGGCATTGAAAATCACTCCCTTCTGATATAATTAATTCATCTCCTACCTATTGATCGTTAAACTTCAAAACATCTAGCAAAGCTTCAACATCAACATCAAGGATATCTGGTACACAGTTAATTGTTAAACAAGGTTTATCAGCTGCATTCATATCAAGTTTGATGTCTGTTACACCTCTATCTAACTTGTGGCCATTGATTTTAATATCATATTCAAAAGAGTAACCATTTGTTTCAATGTCGGTTATTCTTTTTTTGATCTCAACTTTTAATAATTTCATAGCAATCGCTCCTTTCTATATTCAAATAATTCTCCCGGTGTAATATCTAGCGCTGAACACAACTTATCAATTGTATCTAGCTTAATCATTGCCGTTTTATCGTAATACAACTGAGTTAGCGTACTTCTTGAAATTCCTGTCCACTCATGAAGTGCTGCTATTTTGATTCTTTTTTTACCCATTATTGTTGATAAATTATTGACAATCATTTCCTTCACCCTTTGACAATCGCACAGATTGCGGAGCAATGCTATCTCAGTGAAACTAAATTGAAGCAGGGCTTCAAAGCCTGTTTTAATTGTACGGTCTACGAGTACATAGTGGAAAAGCGCATGGAGATGGCACATCGTTTGTTGCAAAGCGGA